CAAGGCAGTTATGGCCGGACGGCGCAGGCACTCATTCAGGCTGGGCTTGTGACGGCCAAGTGAATAAAAAATAATATTTTTATTTACAGGAAAGACCCAATTGACACTATGCACCTCCCGCACACTAAACAAAAAAATCAAAAGGAGGTTGCTTATGGTCGTATTGGATGCTCCGGCAATTGTGGAGTTCGTGGGCAGGGTATGGACGGAAAAGGCGAAAGAATTGCCTTGCAGGGATCACTACGGGGACGCTAGTAGTTTCAGGATGAGCGTCACCCAAAGCGTTGTGAATGTGCTTGAGAGGCCGGAAGAAAGCGAGCCTGCCGTGGTTGCAGTGCTTCGCATGGGGCTTGAGCAAATGCGGGAAAAAAACGAGCAACTATATTTTCGGGTTATCCATCTTGAGGCTAGCAACAAACGGCTCAAGGAACAGCTTCGCACTCTTGCGGATGTGGATGGCAAGGTGGCGCAGATGGCTAAAGATGCCCTAGCGATGGAATAGACGGATAAAAATTGAGATTCCCATGCAAATCATAAAGGCTTTCGGATTCTCAATCTATGTCAGCAGGGCTTTCAAATTCAGGTGGATTCCCAAGTTAAGTTTTCATTCCAATAAATATACTTGGGAAATATGGTTGAGCGGACTCGGTATCATACTCGAAATAAGCTGGAGTAGTTCCTGATGCAGGAAGGCTCAAAAGTGGTCTGTATAAACGATGATTTTCCACAGAACATTCACAAGTTCTACGACAATTTACCAAGGAAGGGAAAGGTTTATACGATCCGGAGCATGGAGGTTGGTGTGGACTGGTTTGGGAATGCTGGAGAGATTGCGGTAACACTTGTTGAGTTGACCAATCCGGTAAGCGAAACTTGGCCACATCGAGAGAGGGCTTTCAACTCGCAGAGGTTTGCCGATGTGGAGCCTTTGACGGAAGAGGAGATTGCCGAGCTTGCCGACATGGAGGAAACAATCGGAGCATGAAAAATAAGTGCGAATTTTGCGATTCAGAGATTCAAGATCAATGGTCTGGCCAAGCGGTAGTTTCGAACTGGGTATTAATGAAGGGGCGACTTCTTTTATCCTGCGATGAATGCTATTCGGCAAATAAAAAGGGCTTCGAGACGGCGGTAAAAATAAAAGAGGAAAACCAAAAGGAGGTCGGACTAATGAGCCTACTAATAGCATGTCTTGTAATCTGGGGATTCGGATTCCCTTGGTGGATGTATTTGATTACGATGGTGGTCTGGGTTGGTACTAGGATAATCAAAGCTGGGTTGTGAATCTACGGATTCTGGTATATCTAAATCCGAGCAACATAGACAAGACCACGCATAAGTTCAGGCTTCAGGGGGACAGCGGGTTCCTTCTGGTCAAGAATTCCATTCTGGCACTTAACAAACGGCAGAACTGGCATTTTTACCTGCTTGTGCCGGATCTTGAATGCTGGCCGGACAAACCAAAGAATGTCACTTTGGTTCCCTATCCCTATGTAAACGATGCGCTCAATTCGAGGTTCCACTTCGATACGAACGCACTCTGCGACTATTTCAACAACTACGCCCACGATATCGACCTGATCTGGACGATGTTACCGGAGCAGGCAGGATCACTTCGAGCCTTTGCAAACAAGAGGCGAGAGGAAATCCCGATCTTCTCCTACATAAACTGGTGGGACTACCGGAGTGCAGACAAGGGCTACGAGCCTTCCTACCTATGGCGACTTGTGGATGGGTTCGAGAACTCGGATCTGGTCGGGGTTCAGTCCGAATGGATGCTAGAATGCCTCAAAAACGATCCAAAACTGGCTAAAAACGCTGATTTGGGGAAAGCTAGGGTCATACCCCCAAAGACCAATAAAACCGATATAAAGGGGCAATATGGAGATTTTATAGCCTTTCCACACCGGATATCGCAGGAGAGCGGATTCCATGAGTTTATGGATCTGGTCAGGGACAGGCTGAAGTTCAGGGTATGGGTATCGAACCTGAACAATGCCTCCGTAGAAAATGAGCCTATGGTCGATTTTGGTATGATCCAGAACCATGATGACTACTACACATATCTTTCAAAAAGCAGGTTCGGAGTTTCCTACCATACCGGATATTCCATGTGGTCAATGAGCGTTCTGGATATGATGGCAGTTGGAAAGGTGGTGCTGGTTCCGGACAAAAACGCATTTCCGGAGATGTTCGGGAATGGCTATCCGTTTTACTTTTCAAATAAAGATCAATTCTTGGACAAATTTGAATATCTTCAGACCTGCCCAACGGAGGAGCTTGAAATGTGGGGCGAGAAAAACCGGATGCTTGCCCAGAAATATTTTTCATGGGAAAGGCAGGCGGAAGAATTGGAGCAGATCTTTCTGGGGCTTGTAGCTCAAGGGTCAGAGCAGGGGACTCATAATCCCTTGGTTATAGGTTCGAATCCTATCAGGCCCAGAACAACCAAAAAGACCCCAAGCGTTCTGGCCAAGGTCAGGGAATTCGGGAAGATCTACAAGACCGACCTCATAAACAAAAACATCACAGACTTTGGAAGACAATGCTCTAGGGCTTGGAACAAATGCCGGATCGAGATGATGCGGGATCATGGGATCATGGATGACCATGAGAGCGAGTTGACCATTTTTTTCACGCCAGAAAACAAAGACAAGGCCATCCTCGCAAGACCCGAAAAAGTGCCAACAAGATTTGACTTGCGCTCGAAGTCGAAATCCGATCTAATGCCGGAACTTTTCTAAACCAAAAAAGGAGAAACCAAATGAAGACAGCACTGCATAGCCAAATCAAAAGACGGAACAAGGTATCAACGCCAAAGAGGGAGCATGTGATGTTTCCGGAAAAGGAGCAGGTGGGCTATTTCCGCACCCTTATCAAAATAGGGCTGGTCGAAAAGTGGCATTATTTCAGTTCTCAAGACAAGAAGCGCATCCAAGGAGGCCTTATCCGTATGGATCAATTCTTGGTTGCCACAGGGAAAGAGCAGACCCCAAACTTCGCATCGATCTTTCAAGAGGTTGCATGTCGGCAATAAACTTCCAGATCTGGAGGGCAAAGCAGGGGCAATGGATCCTGCTTGGTTGCTCCATGAAGGCTGGTGGATTCATATCAATATCCGGCCTTTGGGGGGTATCCCAATCGCAAAGGGTTCAGGGACTCGCCCCTGTTTTTGAGGATGAGTCATCAGGCACATTCTTTTACATGAAGGACAAGGGAAAGAACTGGAGGCTATTCAAGGCACTATGCCCAGAGTTGGCAGAGTTTGAGTTCTGGGATGAAAATGAGCATAGGATGGGAACTTTCGAGCAGGAGGCCTTCCTGCATGAGAAAGGCATGACCCATGCCCCTTATGTCGAAAAGATAGAAGCACTGGCAAATGCCGGACTAAAAGAGGTGCAATCCATAAAGGCAACAGGCACAAACTTTCCACCCAATTATCTTGGGGACAAATACCTATATGGAACACTTGACCTATCACTACCCATGCCCAATGATCTTCAGGCAAGGTTCAAACAAATAGCCCATAAGGAGGGAGCATGAACTACATAGAGGAACAAAAGCAAGAAGCCAGAAACCAAGCAATAACCCAGAGGATAGCCTACCTAGAGCTATCCATGAAAAAGGCCTTCTCTCATATAGAGACCCTAGCGCATTCCCTAGCCACTAGGGGAGGTGGGTCTTTTATAGAAGGGGGTGCATGCATAGGGGGGGGTGGTAGCACTAAAGATAATAAGCCTAAGGTGGTGGGCTTTATTACAATTGCAGAGCAGGCCTCTAAATATTTGCAATCTAGATTAACCCCAGAGCAAATTAAATTATTAAGATCTACTAGGAGGGATGAGGATACTACCCTCCTAAGAAGGAATGTTATATGCGACCTATATGCCAAGGGGGTCTCAGCAAATATGATAGGCAGGATTTTAAATAAAGATCATAATACTATCTTTTATAATTTGGTCATGGGCAAGAAATTAAAAGTAGGAAATAATAAGCAATACAAGGCAAGGATGAAATCAAAGAGTTTAATCAAGCTTGGCAGGACAAAAAAAAGTTTTTTAGATAACTTTTAAGAACAATTATTATCGCAGGTTGGCGAAGCCGCGTTGAAACTCTCTTGATTTCAAGCAACTTATGTTTAAATTGATATGAAAGATGAAAAAGAAAAAGAAATTGAAGAAGAACTCTGGTGCTTCTGCCAAAAATGCGGAGCAGAATTTTGGAAACCCTACGATTGTCTTTGTGATCGAGATCAAAAAGGGAAAACTTAAAAATGGTCATGTAGACTCGCACGGGAAAAATGGAAAAATCGACTAAATGAAAAGACTGTCTGTAAAAGTAGATCTGGACGAAATAACAAAAAAGGTATGCGAGCCATTTGATTATAAATTTAATGGCGAAAGCACTTTTGACTTGCCAGAATTTGATCCACCAAAGAGAGATGGCTCTTGGTCAATTGGTCTTATTGTTGGGCCATCTGGAAGTGGAAAGACCCAGCTTTTAGAAGGGGCGTATGGAATTAACAACCAAAGCCACTGGGATAGAAATAAATCAATTGCAAGCCATTTTGAAAACAGCGAATCGGCAATTAAGAAATTAACATCGGTAGGACTGAACTCGATTCCCGCATGGTGCAAGCCATTTCATGTTTTAAGCAATGGGGAGCAATTCAGGGCTTCTCTTGCAAGAAGCCTAAACAGCAACATTGCGGTGGATGAATTTACAAGCGTGGTTGACCGAAGCGTTGCGAAATCCTGCTCGAACGCAATTCAAAAATTTATTAGAAGGGAAAACATGACTGGGGTTGTGTTTTCATCTTGCCACTATGATATTATTGAGTGGCTTCAGCCAGACTGGTGTTATGACACAATGAGCGGAGCAATGCTTCCAAGGGGGTGTCTTCAATGTCGGCCACCGATTAGAATCACAATTGAGCCTTGCTCTGGATACTGGTGGAAAATTTTCAAGCACCATCATTATCTAACATCCGAAATCAATATGGCATCAGAGATGTTCATTGCAAAATGGGAAGATACTCCAGTTGGCTTTGTTTCCGCACTTCCTATGCCAAGCGGTACTTTAAAGAATGCTTGGAGGGGACATAGGACTGTTGTATTACCAGACTATCAGGGTCTCGGAATTGGGGTGAGGCTTTCAGACTGGATGGGCGAAAGATGCCTTACTTTTGGGAGAAGATATTTTAGCAAAACATGTCATCCGAGAATGGGGGAATATAGAGACAAATCTCCGCTATGGAGGCCAACAACAAAAAACCACAAGATTCGAAGCGTATCAAATGGTAAAAATAAAAATCTATTAGGCATGAATAATACCATAAGAGACAATAAGCTTTGTTATTCTCACGAATATATTGGAGATCGCTTCGGGAAAAATTAAGATGGCTACACTGGCTGAAATCGCAAATGCGTGGGGTTGTTCTCCTCAATATGTGCAACAATGCAAAAAGAAAGGGATGCCAACCGACACGCTCGAAAATGCGAATGCTTGGAAGATGGCTAATAGTGAGCGCAGTTCCAAGGTTGTAAAAATCGGGAATGGTTCCAGTGGCGGGATGGGATCTTCGGTTCCTCCGCCAAATGTTCCAATCGATCCGACAGATCTTACCAGAGACGATATTTACGGATGTCTGGCCAGAGCAAGGCAAACCGAAAAGGTGGCCTACGCTCTTTTGCATGAGGCGCAGGTAAGGCGGGATTCGGCAAGATTGCCAAATCTGGTGAAGGCACATCGAGAGGCATTGCGATCCAGAATGGAAGCAGAGATCAGGATTGAGGCATTGCATGTTTCGAGGGGATCGAAGATAGATGACGATATCGTTCGTGGAATTTTCTCCCGATACATGACCACGATCAGGAATTTGATGGAAGGGCTTGGATCGAGCGTTTGCCGGAGGGCGAACCCATCCGATCCAGAATTGGCCAAGGAGGCGATTTCGGACGGGGTAAGGCAGATCATAGCAGTAATCGACAAGACCAAGGGCGGGTTGCCAACAGATGATGCAAAAGAATTTGACACTCAGGCACAAGCGAACAACTTGGCCAAAGATGAGCAAGACCTATCCCAGACTGGAAAGGATGAGCCTAAGTGAGATTCACGGGGCAAATTACAATCCTAGAAAAATTACTCCAGAGGCGTTGGGTCGTTTGGCGAAAAGCATTGCGGAACTCGGAGATCTCCAGCCGATCACAATCAACGCAAGGACAGGTAACAGAATTATCGGAGGCCATCAGAGGTACGACATCTATCGTGCGATGGGCCGGAAGGAAGTCGATGTCTGGGTTGTCGATCTTCCAGAGGAAAAGGAGAAAATCGCCAACCTTGCCCTCAACAACCTTGCGGGTGAATTCGACACACAGGCCTTAAAAGACCTGATCGAACAGATCGATACTACAAATATCGATCTTGAGCTTACCGGATTCTCGCAGGAAGAACTGGATCGCATGATGTCGGAGGCTCCACCGGAGCTACCGAAAGACGAAGAGAAGCAAGAGGACATGCAGATGATCCCCATTTACATACCTAATGAGGAGTTTTCTGAATTTACCTCAAAACTGAAGAAAATAGGAGATGGCATCGGAGTTGAGGGAACCGCCGATGTTATCAGGCATTGTGTCGAAAAGACATATGGCTCCCTCAAAGATTGATAAACCAGATCAAGTAGCGATTATTTGTTGCAGTGGCCCCAAGGGGAAGCATGCGACTTCGGCAATCCTGATGGCTGATGACTGCATATCAAATTTCATATTTCCGCATATTTTCTTCTTTTCCCCATACGAATCCAAAAACGAGCAAAACAGAAAAAGACTTAATCGGAAGGGATATCCCATGTGGGATTGCGGAAGCACCACAACCGCAATTCTGGATGTTTTCTATAAACTTACCGACTTCAGGTTAAGATCTTGGATAGGAGTTGCCCCAGAAGTACCCAAAAGCGACATAATTGTAAAATCGGGAACAGAGTTTTTGTGGAGGCAGGAACCCAGACGGGACTTTATTTTCACAAATATGCCAATGGACGATGTTATCATGCACTGGGCATTCGACATGCTGAAGATCCCAAAGCAGGTGATTGCCCAGACAAAGGACGAAATCATCCTATATCCAATAGGGTCAAGCGTGATTAGCATTCACGACACATTCAAATGACTGGCGAGGACTTGGAAATTCTGGCGAACGGCTTCTGGATTCCACGGGAGGACATCTCCGTTACCGAGTGGGCTGAAAAGAATCTGTACCTATCCGAGCGGGTATCGTCCTCCGCTGGCCCATATTCGACTCTTTTGACCCCATATGTCCGAGAACCCTTGGAAACCTTCAAGGACGAAAAGACTAGGCTGATGGTTTTATGCTGGGGAGCGCAGACTGCCAAGACCACGACCATTCTTGCCGGAATGGGGTACAGGCTGGACATGAAGCCGACCCCGACCATGTGGGTCATGCCTAACGAAAATCTGGCAAGGTCGTTTTCCGAGTATCGCTGGATGCCAATGGTGGACGATTGCCCAGCACTGGCACGACACAAGCCGAACAATCCGGACAGGTACAAACTAATGGAACAACATTTCGATAAGATGTCGATCTGGTTTTTCGGAAGTAACTCTCCGGCCAATCTGGCATCTAGGAGTGTCGGCTTACTCTGTTGTGACGAAACTGACAAGATGGCAGAGGCAACCTCGAAAGAGGCGAATTCGCTCCAACTTGCCGAGGTTCGCACAAAAACCTATCCGCTATCCCTGACAATCCAGACTTCCACGCCAACAACCGAATACGGCCATATATGGCAGGCATTCAAGCGGGGCGACCAAAGATACTTCTTTGTCCCATGCCCATTCTGCGGGGAGGAGCAGACCTTGGAATGGCCGAATGTGAAGTGGGATCAGACCGCCAGAAATGCGGACGGGGAGTGGGATAACGAGCGGGTGCGAAAATCCGCCTACTACGAATGCTCAAAGTGCAAGGGGAAGATCACTGACGGCCACAAGACCAAGATGCTTCGATCCGGAAAGTGGAAACCCACGAACATGAATCCTGAACCACAGGTAAAATCCTTCCACCTATCCGGACTCTATTCCCCTTGGGAAACTTTTGGGAAGCTGGCCTGCCAGTTCTTGAGCGACAAGAAGAGCGTCCTTGGGTTGCAAAACTTCGTCAATTCGGTTCTTGCCCAGCCTTGGGTGGAGATCGAGGACGACTCACAGGATGTTAAAATCTCCGGTGCTGGATACCGGATGGGTGAGCAATGGAGCGAGTGCGAGACCAGAATCATTTCAGCAGACATTCAGGAAGCCAAGGGATTCCATATGTGGGTTGTGGTTCGGGGTTGGAAAAAGAACGGGGAGTCACGGCTGGAGTGGTGCGGTAAACTTGAGACTTGGGATGCGCTTCGGGCCTTGCAGTTAGACTGGAAAGTTTCCGACAAAATGGTTTTCTTGGATTCGGGCGATCAAACCAGACAGGTTTACTATCAGGCATGCAAATGGGGATGGACTTGCCTATTGGGATCTGATAGTCAGTCATTTACGCATATGACCAAAACGGGACGGATCATAAGACCTTACAGCACAATAAGTTGGGGAGACCCACTCGCAGGAACGAATAGGACGGCCCAGAGCGAGGGTTTAAGCAAGCCAAAGTGTCCGGTCATAAAATGGTCAAACCCCGCTATAAAGGACATCCTTGCGCTATTACGGGGCAATAAAATGAGTAAGTGGGAAATACCTGACGACTGCCCAGAGGAATGGCACAACCACATGAACGCCGAGGTAAAGAGGCCAAAGTTCAATCCGCTATCTGGAAGGACTAAAATGATCTGGTACAGGCTTAGAAAGGATAACCACTTGCGGGACGCAGAATGCATGAACCTCACAGGAGCCATGCTGTCTGGGTGCATGCCATCACCGGATGAGAAAATGGTTTTAGTTAACGATGATGATAAAGATGCCATGTTGACAGGGGTTAAGTGATATGGCCGTTCAAGGCGTTTATTTCGGTCTCCCACTAGCCACTATTGAGGACATACGCACGAATGCCCTTAATGCCATCGAGGCCATTCTGAAGACAGGTTCTTCGTATAGTATTGGCGGACGGCAACTTACACGGGCGAATCTGTCAGAATTACAGAATGTAGTTATGGAGACTACGGCGGCCATTCAACGCTTGGCAGGCCCGACCCAAAGGATCAATCGGGTATATTTGGACTTTTCAGGTGGTGGTCGCAGTTGATATAAATAGCGATAAATAAAATGCCCCAGTTAAATTTAATCGAAAAGGCCATTAGCACACTTAACCCCCAATTTGGGGTAAAACGGCTTGCGGACAAATGCAGGCTGATCGAGTTCAATCGATTTGCGGCGGCCTATCCGATGAAGGATCGCAGGCCTTCCAGACAATTATCCGGAGGCGAGGGATTCTCCTCAACCTTCGAGCGCATCGAACTTATCAAGGCATCCCGTGACTTGGAGGACAACAATCCGATCATCCGGTCAATTCTTCTAAAATTTTCCCAGTATGCCCTAGGAAATTTCCGCTACATGTCCCGCACCGGAAACAGGGATATCGATAATGCCTATGAACATTACTGGATGTCTTGGTGCAAGAAGGCGGACTTTTTCGGACGACACAACTTTCATGCGCTTTCCCATCTGGCACTAAGATCCGTCCTTCGGGATGGCGATGTCGGCTTTGTCATAACCAGAGAGAACAGCATAAATGGAATGCCCGACCCGAACTCCGATATCAAAATCCAGTCGGTAGAGGCAGATCGTATCGGTGGTAATTTTGATAATCCAACATCCTCGCAGGGATACATCGGGGGAATCGTATTTGACGACAACGGGCGTAACATTGCCTATCGGGTATATCGCCGGACGCAGGGCAACGCTTACCTAGACCCGCAGGACATTCCCGCCCAGTCGTTCATTCTGATCTACGACCCACTCCGGCTGGATGAAGTTCGTGGCCGTAGCCATCTCGCATCGGTCATCAACTACTGCAAGGATCTTCAGGAAACTCTGGAAGCAGAAAACATGGCAGTGAAGAACGCCGCCTTCAGGGTGATGACAATCACGAACAGCACCGGACAGGCTGATGATCCGGCATCCTACTTTAACCAAGCCGAGACGGATTCCTACGGGAATCAGATGAATCTGGAAGCGATGCAAAAGAGCCAGATCAACTACCTGCCCACGGGTGCTGAAATGAAAATGTTCGAGTCCGGCAGGCCTTCCAACGCTTTCCACGGATATGTGGATATGATCGTTCACATGATCGCCCTAGCATTTAATCTTCCTTTCGGATTCTGCTACGATCTGGCGAAGCTAGGTGGCCCAACGGTACGGCTGGAAATGTCTCTTGCTTCACGCACATTCAGGAGATGGCAGTCGATCCTTGAGGATAGGTTTTTTGACAGGGTTAAGAATATTGTTTTGGCTGATGGTATTTCCCGTGGACTAATCCCGCCATCGGGTAATTTTTCAAGTGGAAAATGGATTTATCCCAGTGACCCGACCATAGATGTTGGCCGTGACAGCCAAGCCAATATCCAAGAGTTTAAGGCAGGCCTGAAAACAGCCGCAGAGGTGTACGGGTCGAAAGGCGAGGACTTCGAGGAAGCCATGAGGCAGAGGGCTTACGAGGTCAAATATGCCAAGGAATTATCCAAGGAGTTTGGCGTTGGTATGGATTCGATTTCGGATGCCTTTAAGCCGGAGCCTCCAGCAATACCGCAAATGCCTCAAATGCCACAAGGTGAACAGCCCAAAGAAGAACAGCCTCAGGAAGATCCTAGTACCGAATCGCCGGAGGAAGGCGGTCAGGAGGAAATGATGGAACTGGAGATTCCAAACAGGGCTAGGCGCACTTCTAAAAAAACATCTTTTTCGCTTCAGGACGCAGAGATGATTCTTGACGCAATCGAAATGCAGAGCGTGGATGATATCGACCTTTCACCATCAGACGGCATGGTAGAAGCGGCAAAGTCGGCCCTTCGTGTTCGTGCAGAAAAACCAGCAAGCGAACGGGGAATGACTCAGGTTGGCATTGCACGGGCTAGAGATATTATTGGAAAAAAGCGTCTCTCTCCTAGAACATGGCGCAGAATGAAGGCATTTTTTGACAGGCATGAGGTCGATAAGCAGGGTTCAACATGGGATAAGAAGGGCAAGGGATGGCAGGCTTGGATGGGATGGGGAGGGGATGCCGGATACACCCGTGCCAAGAAAATAGTAGAACAACTGAACAAGACAAAAAGCGGGGAGTAATTCGTGATACTGCTCTCTTATAACTCAAAGAAAATTGAGTTGGACTGCGGAACAGGAGCCGGAGGATTCAAGGTTGGCAATACATGCGCCAAAGTAGCCAAGTCATCCATAGATTTTCTTGGCAGGAAACTTGCTGAAAAAATAAAGAAAGAAAACCCCAAGGCAGATGTCGCCAAAGAAGCGGTAAGGATGGGGGTAAATGCAGTTGTTAAGGCAGTTGGCGGGGCAAAAATTGCAGGAAAATATGGAGCAAGCAAAACATCGGATATTGTAAAATGGCTTAAAACTGATGATGGTAAAAAACTATTAAATGTCGTTGGTCGCACATTGAAAATAACTGGGGTTGGGGCGATTGGTGCGTTAAGGGGGCTTAAAAGTGATAGGTTTAAAATTCTAGGAACAGCAATATTTGCACCCGAATTTGTGCCAATTTATTCTGCCGCCTCTGCCCTGAGGGGATTTTTTAGGGGTGCAGTCGAAGAATATAGGTCTGAGGGTGGGGGTAGGCAGATATCAAATGCGATTAGGGCAAAAATTGGAAAGCCTCAATTAGGGGCAATATATAAAAAGACTAATCTTCAGGCAGATCCAAGTCCGGAAGAAGTAATCGACTATTTGGCAGATGTGCTTGCTGTATCAATAAGAGACTACATCGAAGATAAGAATAATTTTTCGCAGGCAGATCTTGAGGATGGGGACTCATGTCCACTGCCAACACAAGATATCAAAACAAATCTTGAGAATAGGCAAAAGGCTATCGATGTGGCGCATTATGGCCCCGCAAACCCCAAAGAGCCTAACGATGAATATTGGTCGAAGAAGGCAAAGATTTTTGGAGGATCTGTCAAAGAAGCCAAGACGATGCTATGCGGAAATTGTGCCGGATTTAATAAAACTAAAAGGCTCATGGACTGCATAAGCAAGGGCATCGGATATGACGCACAGGAGGTAGAGCAGGCTGGGGACTTGGGATATTGCGAGATTTTTGATTTTAAATGCGCCTCGTTAAGAACATGTGATGCTTGGATTGTTGGTGGCCCAATACAAGATAAAAAAGAATTAGACTGCGGTACTGGTGCGGGTGGCTTTAAGGAGGGAAATACCTGCGCCAAGGGGGGCGAATCCGGAGGTATATTCGTATCACCTAGCATTAAGGAGGACTCATCATTTAAGGATGCGGTAAAAATGATATCCTCATCCGAGCATGCCCGTGCAGTAAGCATGGCAAAAGATGTGGTTAGGGATCAGGGAATGGAGGGGGATTTTAAAAGCGCAGTCGGAGACTGGGAGGATGGGGCAGAGAATGCAATTAAGATCGAGTTAAGGAACGCACAAGACTTCGATCAAATTGCGTACACGGCGGCAAAGCTTGGTTCCCTGATGAAGCAAAAAGCGGTTATTGCATTCCAGAACAAAAGTGACGGACAGGACTCCATCTACAAAATATTTTCCCCAAAAGGGATGGACGACATGCGTAGGATACTTTCAGAAAATGGAATTAAATTTAGAACAATATTCGAGGATCGTGGCAAAAGTAATGTCACAATTTTCGACAAAGGATCAGAGTTGCTTTCCAAAGTAAGCTCTGTATTGGAGGTAGCAAATGCAACAGGACAAATCATTAAAGGAGTCGGTGAATTCATTGGGGGCGACAGCCGAATCCAAGGAGAACAAGCCTACCGGAGAGTCATTACAGACTACGAAACCAAGTTCCCGACTCGAACTCGTCACCGATTTGCCAGAGGGATCTGGCTTCATTATAACCGGAGCGCATATCAGCTAGATTGCGGAACTGGTGCTGGAGGTTTCAAAGAGGGGAATACATGTGCTGGAGGAGGTGGTGGTACAACCATGACCCCAAGCTGGGCAAGAGAAAATCCAGAAAAGGCAAGCAAGGAGACGGCAAAAGCAACAATACTCTACCACGGAACATCCGCAACTGCGCTAAAGTCAATTAAGGAGAATGGCATTCTCCCTTCAAAGTCCGGAGTTTGGGGTGGTGGTAAAGTTTACTCAACGGACAGCTTGGATCTTGCAATGGAGTACGGAGTGCTTCGTGCCACAGCAGGCAAACAAAAGATACAGGGTAAAACTCTTATCGGCATTGTGAGCGTATTGGCTGAAGGATTTCAAAGCGTTGCGGACAACATTCCTACGACAAAAGCGCAGAAGATGGGTAAAACTGGACTAGCGGCTGTTTCCAAAATTTTCATTAAAGACGGCGCAGTTTCGCCTAGCTCCATAAAAAAGTTTGATATTTTTGACTTTGATTCGATTAGAAAATATGTTTATGAAAGTGGCCCCAAGCCAAAACCTCTGGCAACCAAGGAACTTGAGGACGGAAACAAGTATGTTTATGTTCCCATTCTGATCGAGATCCCAGAAGGACAGGAGGACGAAAACTTGGCCTATGCAATCGGGGGTGGTGGTGCGCCAGCCGGAACAATCCCAACGGCGGCTATTCAGGGTCAGGGCAAAGAGAGAAAGTTTTCTGCATATACAAAACCCAAGCTTCGTGAAAGGATTAAAAACAGAATTTTGCGTGGGACTAAAGGCGGGAAAGCTGGGCAGTGGTCGGCAAGAAAGGCACAGCTTGTCGCACAGGCCTACGAAAAAGCTGGTGGCGGTTATACCGGAAAAAGAACCAAAGAGCAGGCCGGACTGAAGAAATGGACTAAAGAGAAGTGGCGCACTAGCGACAATAGCAAATCAATCCAGCGTGGGAAGCCTACAAAAAGATATCTGCCGTCACGGGTATGGGACAAGCTTACTCCGGCTGAAAAAGCTTCTGCGAATAGGAGCAAGGCCAAAGGTGCAAAAAAGGGTAAGCAGTTTGTCCCGAATCCACCATCTGTAACAAAGAAGTTTTCATATAATAACGCAACTGAATTCTATGACCCCAGCCAGCCAAGGGACGAGTCTGGAAGATGGAGTGGTAGCTCAACAAAAGAAAATATAAAAATATCAGGATATGATTCAGAAATAAGGCAACAGGCAGTTGATGGAAAAATGGAAGACAGAAGGCTTAAAGATTCTCCAGATAAAGACTATATACTAAAATATAATAAAATACCGAAAGACGCAGAAGAAATTACCATTTATAGGGCTGCTCCATCTGAAATTAGGGATGGAGATTTTGCGGCATTAAACAAAGAACATGCAGGACTTCATATAAGATCCGCAGTAGATAAGATATTTAAAAAAGTTGTAAATATAGCTGACTTAATTCAGGGGTGGGATGCAAATGAGGTTATATATGCCCCAAAAAAGAAACAAACAACATTCAGCTATAACGGGAACAGGATAGACTTAAACTGCGGAACCGGATCTGGAGGATTTAAGGAAGGAAACACTTGTGCCAAAGGAGGTGGAGGTGGTGGCGGTGGAGCAGGTAAGGGAAAGAAGGAATCCGACACAAAGGATAAGTCCGAGAAGGATCAGGAGAAACTTCTGAAGGAAATTGACGCAGAAATAGAGCGTTTGGAGAACGAGCCAAAGGCCAAAGAAGCGGTGCGGAAAATGCGCCAACTTCGTGACGAAGTGGCGAAGGCCGAGGGCATAGATCCTGAATTTGCAGAAGCCACTAGATGGTCTCTCAGAGACCCGTCCCGCTATGTCCAAGACAGGGACATCAGGAAGACCTTTGAGAATCCAACTCCAGAACACAAAAAATGGATCGATGAGATTAAGGCATCGGAGCTAAACCCGAATGCCAAATCCGAAAATCCAATCGCAGTGATTCTTATGGGATCTCCGGCCAGTGGTAAAACCACAACCGGACGGCCATTTGCACAAAAGATTCTCGGCGGGAAAGAAACCACAAAGATTGACCCAGACGCAATTAAAGCAAAATCCAAGGGGTTCGAGGGCTGGAATGCCGGAGCTTTCCATGAGGAATCATCCATTCTGGCAGAGAAAGTGATCTTCCCAGAGGCGGTCAAGGAACGGCACAATGTTCTTCTGGACATCACCGGAAAGAACTCGGACAAGGTTGCCGGAATGGCAAGGACGCTGAAATCCTTGGGCTATACCATCGGCCTAGTTCATGTGGATGTGGATGATAAAGTCGCACTCAAACGGGCATCGGCCAGATTCAACAAGCCGAATGGTCGCTGGGTTCCGTACCGCTACATTAAAGGTTCGGCAGAAAAGGCTCGCAATACTTGGAGCAGGCTTACCAAGGAAGGGATTGCAGATATCGGATATTCAATTGACGGGAACGCAGAAAGGGTGCAGGGTCGGGACGCACCCATAAGGGAGACATATGGAAAAATCGAATGATAATCTTCCGGATAGCATGGACAGAATAGACGATGACTTTCTGGATGGCGTTACGGAAGAATTGAAAAAGATTCTTGCCGAAAGAGAATCCAAAAAGTAATTACTCGGCAAGGCGGGTCGGCCACTGGTTGAAGGGAAGGCCGTACTTCGAGAAGTTCAGGATCACCTTGGTATTCCAGACATACTCGCCCTTGTCGGTTTTGACGATTACCTTGGCTCCGTCCCAAGGGTTAATATTTCCCTTGTAGGTGGTGGAGACGATCTTCTCCGAGGACTTCCGGCTGGCGATCTCCTCCTCGGTTTTCTGGACGATCTTGCAGGCGAAGGAATCGCAGGCCTGCTTTGCATAGTCCTTGGCATCTTTCACGATGATTTGAGAGACATTATCTTTTTTGACGGCTTTCTTGGGAGCATGGGGCCGATAGTCATTTTCTTGAGTTTCAGAAAGCCAAAAACGGCGGTATGTCTGACTAAATTCAGAATACTCAATTTCATCGCTCTTACTCGAAGGTTGAGAAACAAGACGAAACAAGTAGGGAGAGGGGAGAGACTTGAAAAATTTATCTTGCCGTTCCAAGCGATCATTATCGTATTTGATGATCGACTCCGACAGGGCATTCTCAACGGGAATCAAATTCTTGCGGAGCGTGGAGGCAAGACCCTCGATCCGCTTGCGCTCAATCTCCTTGGAGTTTTTCTTGGACTCACGAAGAGCTTTGCGCTCCTCCTTGGCATACTTTTCCAAGCTATTATACGCCGCCGTATAAAGATTACTGACAGCAAACCAATCCAATCCATTTTTTACCCTCTGTTCCTCGGCTCTTAGCAGGGGAACAATCGCCTCCAGTTCAGCCTTCGGGAGCTTGCGGATTTCCGAGGGCTTCAGCCGTTTGATCTCTTTGATGTCTTTCATTCTGGTGGTAGTGTAATGCTAAACCGCTCCGCAGTCAACAACAAAATAAAGAATTTTTTGGGTTCATTTTTGGAGGTCAAAAAAAGTTAAAAATAGTGCTTGCCAAGCGGGCTGGCATATAATAAACTGGGGTCACGATGAACGAACAAACCACGATCTCGGTTGACCTAGAAACCTTCAAGAAATTGTGCGGGGATGCCATCCCACAGGCAAAAGTGGACGGAGGATCCAAAGAAAGCGGACTTAACGAAAAGAGTGATTGCACGATTCGGGCATTGGCAGTTTCAGCAGGAATTGACTATCCGGTTGCTCACCGGATCGGACGGGACGCTGGGCGAAGAAACCGATGCGGATTTAATGTTGGCAAGTTAATCAAGGAGGCCAAGAAGAATGGACTACAATTCTACAAGGTTATCAGAAGTTCGGTAACGATAAGCAAGTTTCTTCAGCGGTATCCAAAAGGCCGTTTTTATTGCAGGCGCAGTGGGCATGCGTTCGGCGTGATCGATGGGGTGATTCTGGACACGACTCCGAATACGCCATACCAGCGGATCACCGAGGCATACGAATTTATCCCCAAGACTGAAAATAATGCTTGCCAAGCCGATTCGAATTCAGTAGAGTAAGGCCAACAAAGAAAGGAACCAAAACCATGAACAAAACATCCAAACAAAACAAAGAATACACCTACTTTTTCAAGGATGGTGGATTCAATACCGAATGGGCAACAAACAAAAGCGAGGCCTATAAAAAGGCCAAAGCCAGATGGGCAAAGGAATTACCAAGCCTTGTTGACCGGATCGACAAGGCCAGCTTCCACATTGCAACCGAGGCCGAGACAAAAGATTTATTGTCTCGGTTTTGGTAAGCAAACCAACCAAGAAAGGAACAAATAAAATGAAATGGAGAAAAAGACCCCACCCATCGGAATTGACTTGGGTTCTGGTAGCTGACCAAACCAATCCTCCAGAATATTTGTGGCAACACGGATGGAACACGCCTGATATCAATAGGGCGACCAGATACACAAAGGTTGGAGCAAGGTTGTTGGCTGGGCGGTTACTTAGGGTCGCTTATGGCAGGGGTCGCTACATTCCAACTGAATTGCCCAATCAGAATGTAGAAAATAATCCTTGCCAAGCAACTTCGGATATAGTAGAGTAAGGCCAACAAGAAAGGAACCAAAGACATGAACAACCGACTCAACAACCGATACAACCAAACCAAAACTATTAAAGAGATCCCGATTGAGGTAAAACCGAACCACTATTACAAGGTCAACTTGTTTTATAGCAAGGGCGGTTTGAATTACTTCACCTATAAGCAGGATGAGCGTGGGTACTACTTGTCTGTCAAAGCCGTTGAGAAGTCGCAGGGTGATGGATACGAAGTTGAGAGCTATGTGCTTTTCAATGGCGTGAAGCAATTCATCAAGAGTGCAAAACGATTCAGCCAGAGCGTTCTGGATGAGTTGGCCTCAAAGAATTATGACCAGACCATCGCTCACTTCATCAAGCACATCGAGGATCGGAATCAGCATCTCGCAGTTTAACCAAGAAAGGAACCAAAGACATGAACACAAAAACCCAGACACTTCAGGATGCCTTCAGGTTTTACGATCTGGTGGAGGCATTCCTAGAACCTAGCGTGATTGGAGAGCTTTGCCGTAAGGGTAAAAAGGTATTCTATGCCTATTACGACAATTATAACCTTTACTATGAGGCTCCCAGCAAAATTCAGGTGGCCTACAAGCTGGCTGACTTCTATCAGAATCGATAACCAAGAAAGGATAGAAACCATGAACATTAAGCTATTTAAGGATTTGAAAATCGGAGATCTGTTCTACCAGTATTCGGACAAAACCTCTTATCAGGTACTTGAGAAAATAAACAAGATTCATGGCAAGTGCGTTAAGGTCGTTAACTTTCCAACCCGACATATCGGTGCTGGATATTACTACGGGCCTAACAGGTCGGTAAAACTATATGAGGAGGTAACAGCATGAACTACCTAAAGTATTATATCTGGTTCACCGGAGGAATCGTGGTCGGTATGGCCATTCGGGACTGGCTGGAACTTTTAATAAAATGAGCATCTTGACCTTTAACCTACCGGAAGACATCCGAGCCATTCTCAAGGCAGACAGGGCGGTTGAGATTTGGCCTTATGGGTGGGTCATAGTTGGTAGAGACGGACGGCAGTTATGGCCAGAATTCGTAGAGGCTAATTGTGAATATGAGGCCTTAATTAAAGTCAAGGATCTTGTCGAGACAAAGATTAAATCCTTGGTCTAGGTCTGGTCGTAGGCAATAACCATACCAGAATGGATTTGAATTCCAGTAATAGTTGTTCGGATATCAGATCCTGCCGAAAATTGTGGCGCATTTCCAGAGCTAGTGCTTGAAAGCGCAGATGCGTTAACTAGTCCGTTTGCCGTTAATGTATGAAATTTTGTAGTTTGTATAATTGCTACAAGTCCCCAGTTTCCAGTCACAAGACCAGCATTTGCATCGATAACATTCCCCCCCCTAGCACCAGTTAAAATTTCCTGATAATAAGCTATTGATTGCCCAGTTTCGGCCATAAATTGCAAGAAGTGTCAATTAAGACTCCAAAGTGCTATACATATAGTTGACAGGGCTAGCTAGGGTATGCCCATACCTACCCCCAAAAAAGGTCAACGGATGGCTGATTTCCTTGCCGGATTTATGGCAAATGCAACAGCCGTAAAAGATTATCCCGACACAAAACAGCGTTATGCCGTTGGGGCATCGATTTTCCGCACCAAGCAGAAAAAGCGTAAAAACATGGAAGCAGGCGAGGAGACTCTTCTGGCCCCCAATGAGGGCGAATCATTCCAAGATTTCCTCAATCGTTTCGTGAAAAATCCTGCGATGACGGAAATGTTTCCTGATGCCGGAGATCGTGCCGAGGTGGCCTCCGAACTTTACGAGGATATGGAAGAATCTTCTGAAGAAATCCCCAGCGAGGATTCGGAGGCCGGAAGCGATTCTGAAGAGATCGTGCCTGCGCTAGAAGAGCCTATGGTCGGAGATGATGATGTGGACGAACTGGAGGACATGACCATCGAAGGAGTTTCCGTTCTCACCACCGGAATGGCCAAGGGGCATAAACTCCAGATCGACCAGATGACCTTGCAACAAGTCATGGAGTGCGCCAACAATTACAGGAACGGGGTTAAGGTTAACGAGAATCACGGAGCAGGCATCGGGGATATTGTCGGCAAGCTTACGAACTTCCGGATCGATGATAGCGGTGAGAAGCTTCTGGCCGACCTTACCTTCCTGAAAAGCCGTGAAGATCGGGCGAAATATTATATGGATCTGGCTCAGGAAATTCCTGATTCTTTCGGGATCAGCATCTCTTTCTCCGGCCAGTCCGAGCAAAATGGGACGGATCTTGAGGTGGCCAGATGTCAGGAGCTTTATTCTGCCGATCTGGTACAGCATCCCGCCGCAAACCCAACTGGGCTTTTTTCTGCGGATTCCGTTTGTGTATCGGTTGACAAAAAAGAATTGAGTAATATGACCACCGATACGACTACCACTCCTACCACGGAGAAAACGGAAAAGACTTACGACATGGGTGATTTCGAAAAACGGATGATGTCCTTTGAGGATCGTCTGAAGAAGATCGAAGATACCCTCACCCCCAAGGAAGAGAAGACGGGTAAAACCGAAACTCTTGCCGAGACCACCACGACCACCAAGAAGCAGGAAAAGCCTAAGGAAGACGAGACTGCGGTGGCTGGCACTTTCGAAGCGAAAAACATCGCCAAGAATGAGCTTTCCAGCGTTTTGACCCAGATCCGCACCGAGCTTTCCAAGATCGTGTCGGCTCCGGTGGCTCACTCTGCCCCTGCGGTTGAGGAGAAGAAGCCCCAGAGCTTTGCGGATTATGTGAATTTCGAGATGAAGCAAAACAACATCTCAAAGGCCGAGGCTCTTCGGCTTTGTGTCGGCAAATACAACGAAGTCTATCGGAAAGAGCTTTCCGCTGGCGGAATCAAAGTCCTCTAAAGAAAGGATAAAATATTATGGCAACTCAATTCGATAACGGCTACGCCTCGCTGGCATTCGCCTCTTCGGTTACGGCGAATAGCATCGTTAGCATGACCACCACCGACAATACCGCTCAGGTCGCGGCCACCGCTGGTAACGCAATTGGCGTTCTTCAGCAGGATGTGACCAGCGGTCAGGTTGGTCTTGTTAAGCTTTACCAGCCCTCGCAATTTGCCCGTACCGCCAGCTTGGTTACCGCCGGAACGCTGGTTTATCAGGCTATTAATGGTCAGGTTAGCACTTCCACGGCTGGTGGTGCTATCACGGCTGGCGTTGCCCGTAACGGCAGTGCCTCTGGAACTATTGTCGAGGTGTTTTTCACCCGATAATTATAGAAAGGACACAAAAACATGAGTTATCTCACCTCTGGCGCAACCCTCCGTGGCGACATCACCACGGCTATCATCCAAGCGGCGAACGCCGATCAGGGCTTCATCGGCTCGGAAGTGTTCCCCGTCTATAATAGCTCCGTCCGTGCTGGTCAGTATCTGAAGCTGAAACTCGGCAATGCCGAGCTTCTGAATTCGGATGCCTCCAAAGTGGCTCCCGGCAGCTCCTACCCCCGCACCTCCCGTGCCTTCGATAACGACAACTTTACCTGCAACGAATTCGGACTGGAGGAGGTCGTGCCGGATGCGCTCGCCGCCGATGTGTCTCGTTTCTTCGGACTGGAAACCGAAACTGCGAAGCTTCTGCTCCGCAGTATCACCATCGGACACGAGGTTGATGTGGCTTCGGCCCTGTTCGATACCGGAACCTTCACGGCGACTAACCCGCTAGTGAACTATACGAACACGAACCTCTCCACGATCAACTTCCCCGCTGATGTGGCCGCTGCGAAACAGCGTCTCCTCAAGAACGGAGTTATTCCGAATGCGGTCATTATGAATCAGGAAGTGTTTGATCTGATCCGGCGTTCCCCGCTGGCGCAGAATCAGATGTTCGGCGTTGTTGCCTCGAACAGCGTTCGCTTGCTCTCCGAGCAGGAGATTGCGAATGTGGCTGGCGTTGAGAAGTGCTTGGTCGGCAAGGCCGCAAAGAACACCGCGGCTAAGGGTGCTACCTTCTCCGGTGGCTTCATCCTGCCCAGCACCTACATCGCCGTTGGCTATGTTGCTGGTGGTGACTTCGCCGCTGGTGGCGTGGGTCGGACGATTGTGTGGAGCGAAGACACCTCCGCTCCTTTCGTCACCGAGAGCTATCGTGACGAAATCCGCCGTTCCAACATCCTCCGTGTCCGCTCGAATCGTGCGGTCAAGGTGATCGATGAGACTTCGGTGGAACTCATCACCACGAACTACTCCGCCTCGTAATTTGGTTCCTCTAGGTTGGAAGGAGGGGGATGGGAGAAATCCTGTCCCCCTCTTTCTTTTGACATGAAAGAATAAGTATTATGGCAGACTTAACAAACTCCGAACCCTACTACGACCAAATTAGCCATGCGGCTCGTCCGCAGACCCAGTATGTCTCCACAACTGGCAGTGCCGTTACCGGAAGCTTTGCCGGATTGGTAGCCATCACGGATTCCAAGTTCTATGCAATCACATCTTCGGTTACGGGCATGGGCAATATCGCCAGCGTGACCCTTGCGAATGCTACCACGATCCCAGCCGGAACCTATTTGGCTGGCGATGTATCGTCCTTCCAGATCCATTCTGGCGTTGTTTTAGCCATCGGAGACTAATCCCGTGGGCTACGGCTTCGGGAACCGGATTGCGGTAGGTAGAAGGCCAATTACTGCTGTTGCACAGGCTGGATCAAGCCTAGCCACTCCTTATGCTTGGTGGGGTGCTGATTATGGGGTGACGCAAAGTGGCGGGTATGTTACAGAGTGGGCAGATAAAAGTGGGAATGGGAAAACATTGTATCCATCCGGTGACTACGGGCCTGTTTATTATGCAACTGGCCTACAATCAAAGCCAGCGTTGTTCTTTGTCTATGATAATAAGAGTGGGATTGTTTCAAGCCTAATGCAAGCATCACCAGATGCAACAAGCATAAAGTCAGTTGTTGCAGTTGCCCTTCCTGTTACTGGACTTGGGCAATATGGTTGCATTATTGAATGTAGTGGAGGCGGGCTTTATTCTTGTGTTTCAGCAGACTTTAAGGCAGGGATTTTATATTGGGGGACATATTTTGGAGCATCTAATTATTATAGCTATGTTTATCCAGAAGAGCCTGCAATTTTTGCATATAGTGCAAATGCAACTGGAACACTAATAAGACAGGTAAAGGTTGATGGAATTGATGAGGAGATTTCTTCATCTGTTGTTGGTGCTGGAAATACATCAAGGTCTGATATGGTTGTTGGCATAGACAGCAGTTTTGGTCAGCCGTCTCGATCATATTTGGCAGAGCTTGTTCTGTTTGATTATGAGCTAACAACAGGACAGCTTGATGCCTATATTTCATTGTTTAGAACAAAGTATGGACTTTGATGCCCAAGAAAAATAAGGCTGTTAGCCTTGGGGCATCCTGTTATCCAGTAAGGATGATGGGAGAATTATTTGATTCAGAGAGGTGCTTGTTTGATTTTGGCAGGTGTTCCCATAAGAATCTTTTGTTTTTGCTAAAGACAGAATTTAAGAAGATACTTTGCCCAGAAAATAACAGGGACGAAGAGGACACATTTAGGGTTGGTTTTTATGGGCAACTGCTAGAATTTTGGATAGGACACCAGAAGAGGGCAGACATTGAAAATGCCCACAGGGAAATGACGGATAGATGCAAAAGATTTATATGCTTAAGGGACTTTGGTGGACATATCCTTTTTGTAAGGTTAAGGGACTTCAATCCAGAGCCAGCTAGGTTTCTTGAGGGGGTTGGGATGGATGGTGTTTTTGATATGTTCCACAAGGAACAGGATGAAATAAAGGAAAGTCTTAAAGTATTTGGCTTTGGAAATTTCAGCTTACTCTATATTGTTGGATCAAGGATTTTGACCCTAGATGGACTTGCAGTAATTCCAGAAGGCAAAATTTCAGATGACATCTATTGCATTGAAAGCCCAGAAAGCCCATTCTCAAAATGGGATGGGTGCAAAAAATTGATACAGGAAAGGCTGTATAAAAATGACTAGGATTATTCTAATAGTGCTTTTTATGTATTTGTCTGGTTGCAGTAGGCCATATGAAAGTCCTGAAATACCTGAAACAAAGTATCCGGAAACCCCGACAATGGGAGCTTGGGAACCTCTAGAAGAATAGGCTTGCCACACACACCCAGATTCCCACCATAAAAAAATGGACAGATTCCCATTCAGCTTGTCACTCTACGCCATTGTTTCTAGGGAATGCGCCTCTAAATATATTGCAAGATCATTGGAGTCGATGCTTGCACTAAAGCCTGATGAGATCGTGCTTTGCTCTGCAATGGGAAAGAACACGGAAGAAGGCCTGCCAATTCTAGAAGAGGTTGCAAAAAAGTTTAATGCGAAGGTTGTTGTTTATAATAACAGGGAGGGATCTGGACACCTAGAGCATCTGGATAGTTTTGCGGACGCAAGGAACAAGGCTCTGGATGCATGCACAAAAGACTGGTGTATGTGGTTCGATGCGGATGATCTTCTTGTGGATGGCGCAGAAAAGGGATTTTTTGAGATAGCCAAAAGGGTTACTGACCATGAGTGCATTTATGCTGGATACTCAGTGCCGGCGGCTGGCCTCTGCCCGATACGGGAGAGGATAACCAAGCGTGGAGAATTCAAGTGGTTTGGCCCAGTCCACGAACAACTAAAGCCATTTAAAAAAGAGTCGTCCAAGGCAATAGGAACCCCATCAGGACTAATCGTTCATTCACCAATTGGATATAAGAAGGCTAGTGCGGACAGAAATCACAATATTCTGGACGCTAGCCTTTCAAGATCGGCAATTCATTCATATTATAAAGCCGATGAATACTTTCTTTCAGGAAAATATGTGGAAGCAATCCGGTGGGCAAAGACGGCAATTGCTTTCGAGGATTTGGATATTATCATGCGGGTGCAGTGCCATACGATCATAGGCAGATGCCTTGCAGATCCAGTTGCAAAAAGAGAGGAGCTTTTCAGGGCATACGCATTACAGCCAGATAGATCCGAGGCACTTTTCTACATTGCAGAGGATTATTATTCCAGACGGAATTATCGTGAGGCATTAGCCTTGGCCAGATCTGCATCGATGATCCCAAGGCCGAATGTGGCCTATTGGACTACAAAAGATTCCGTCTATAACTGGGAAGCACCTGATCTTTATGAAAGATGCGCCAGAGTTCTAAAGATGGACGACATCGTTTCGGGAATACAGGAGGACAGGAGAAAGAATTTTGGCGATGTGGATATTACCCTTTGCCATGCAACGGCCAGACCCGATAAGTTCAATCATACAAGATGGATCTGGTTGTCGAATGCTAGCAAACCGAACAACATCCAGCATATTATAGGGGTCGATGAGGATAATTTTGAATACGGAGGAAATGAAAAGATAATAACTCCCAATGGAAAGTGCATTGGGGCGTGGAATGCATGCGCCCAAAATGCAAAAGGAAAGTATATTGTTCAGCTTTCGGACGATTTCGTTCCATTTATGGGGTGGGATGATGAAATTAGGAAAAGACTTCCAGACCCAGAAAGGCCAGCCGTGCTTGCGGTATCTGACGGACACAGGAAGGACGATCTGCTTTGTATGGCAATCTGCACAAAGAAAACATTGGAATATCTTGGAGGACATTTATTTCACCCAGAATACGCACAATGTAGTGGTATTTTCTCCGACAACGAGTTCACGCTACGGACAAAGGAAATTCAGGTGGATGCCCGTGATCTTGTATTTGAGCATAGAAACCCATTCTGGACTGGGGAGAGTCAGGACGAAGTATTTAAAAAGCATAACTCCGTTACAAATTATGCCATCGGAGAGCATATTTTTAAAATGAGGAATCCATGATAAATCACTATTGGGACAGCGATATCTTTGGAAGTGAAAATTGGTTTTTATACATAGACATGTACCGAAAAATTTTTGAGGTTACTCCAGCCGGAGGACACATAGTGGAGATAGGTGCTTTTCTTGGAAGAAGCACATCATTTTTGGCAGTTGAGGCACAGCATAAAAAAATGCGGGTCGATGTTATCGATACTTGGCTTGGATCTGCGGAACATCAGAACATGGAAGACATAAAGAACGGATGCCTATTCGAAAAGTTTCTCAAGAATCTTGAGCCAGTGATAAACAATATAAATGTGATACGGGCAGAGAGCCTTCGTGCCGTCCGGATGTATGACGATGCAAGTCTGGATGCCGTATTTATAGACGGGGATCATTCATATGAGGCGGTGAAATCAGACATATCGGAATGGAGAAAAAAGGTTAAGTCCGGAGGGATACTTGCCGGAGATGATTATCTTGCATTTGCTGGCGTAAAAAGGGCGGTGGACGAGCTTATACCCAATAGATTGGTAACAGAAAGGTATTGGCACACAATCGTATGAAAATATTTATCTACCACGATCTTATCCAGAATCCGAATATTCGCAGGGATAATATTTACTATGCAAATCGTGACAGGCTGATTCCGCACCTGCAATACCTAGAAGATATCTACGAACACTTCAAGAAATTCGAGACGAAGAATCCAGACGAGGCTGACTGCTTCTTTGTGCCACTATTCATGGCCGGACTTCAGTTTAGCAATATCGACCCAGAGTATCTCATAAGGGAAAAATGCCTATATCTGGAAAGGGGGAACCACATTCTTGTTTCAACAGGAGATGTCGGCCAGAGGTCGGAATCGAGACACGAAATGACCGAGCAGGCGAACCCTCTCCGTGCCTATAACAAGAAGTATAAATGGATGGACGACAGGTTTAGACTGATTGTTCTTGAATCCACCGCAAGCCTATTGCCTCAGGACATTGCAATTCTGCCGTATCAAATGAAAGACATAGAAAAAAAGGATATTGCCCTTCGGGATATCTTTGCCTCTTTTATGGGCAAACTTACCCAGCTTCATTTGCCTGCGGATCATATCCGTGGAGGTAGGCTAATTGAGTTCCAGAAGGTCGCACCGAAAGAAAGATTTGTAGTTGGAACCCCAGAGCAGGTCGAGGAAACACTTGGGGAAAAGATCGGATACCACGATCTTATGGCACGATCCATATTTACCCTATGTCCGGCTGGCTACGGGAGATGGTCGTTCAGGATGGTTGAGGCACTTCTTAGCGGGTCGATTCCGGTGATCCTATCCGATGATTATGTCATGCCTATGTCCGATAAATTCAGATGGGAGGATTATTGCATTGTTGTAAAGGAAAAGGATCTTATGTCCTTGGATAAAATCTTGTCTGAAATACCCATTGAAAAATTGAGGGCTATGGCGACAAGCATATCTCTTTCAAGGGAATTATTCCAAAAGGAGTTTATTATGGACTATATCACCGAAAAACTATCAGCCGGATCATATGCAGACATCGCTATCGGCAAGATGCGTGGCCCAGAGTCCATGCACATCATTTGCGTGGATGTTACGAACAAGTGCGATCTGGCATGTTCCAACTGCACACGGCTACTAAAGAATCAGGATGAGTTCTGGGAAATGACACCGGAGAACTTCAGGCTGGCACTTCAAAGTCTCAAAAACTACAAGGGCATCATAGCCATGATCGGCGGTAATCCATGCGTTCATACCCAGTTTGAGAAGCTATGCGAGATCTTCAGGGAGGAAGTGCCGAACCAGTTCCAGCGGGGCTTGTGGACGAACAATTATTTCAAGCATCGTGAGGTGATCGAGAATACATTCGGAGCCTTAAACCTGAATCCCCATAACGAGGAACGGGCGAACGAAAAGCTGAAGGATCTACATAATGTAATGGTAAACCAGCGTAAATTTAACGGAGGATTCTATGTGGGCAATTCTCACCATGCGCCTCTCCTTACTGCGGTTAAAGATCTCTACCCAGAAAAAGAGATGTGGGAAAAGATCTCCAAATGCGATATCAATCGTGACTGGTCGGCATCGATTGTTCAGAACAGGGGTAAACTCCGTGCCTATTTTTGCGAGGTAGCTGCCTCGTTCGATCTGGCAAGGGGAACCGACAACGGCCATGAGGTTGTTCTGGATTGGTGGAAGCAACCCATTCAGGCCTTTTCCGATCAGATCAAACACTTTTGTACGGGGTGCGGAGTTCCGGCAAGACTACGAGGCCACATGGATAACGAACAGATCGATACCTACACAAAGAGCAATGCCGACATAGCCGAGAAATCTGCAAAGAACAAGGGTCGGAAAATACAACTTTTGGATGTCGAGAAAAAGCTTGAGCATAAAGTGACTGAATACTTCGCCGGATGAAGATCCTTATCCAGTATCACGAACGGCTGGGAGATGTTATCCGGCTACTCCCGCTTGCAAAGCACCTGTCCGACAAGGGGAATGAAGTATTCATAGAATGCAGGGATCAGTATGCGGATATCCTTAAGTGCGTGACATACGCAAAGCACAAGAAGATTGAGGATCGGTACGAGGGATTCGACCATATTTTCAACAGGCAGGTCTGGCCACTACTTTACGATGAATACAGGAAAAGTGGCAAATGGTGGGAAGATTTCGTTTACGGGGAATACGCACCGGAGGCGGTGGGCGAGCGGGTGGTTTTTGATTCAATTATTGAAGGCGATAATCTTGGGACATTCGATCTGGTTGCCCCATTTGGCATCAGTCAGATAGTCCGGCACGATCCGATGAAGGTTGTAGTCAAGGCGGTAAAGCTTTACGGGAAAGACGATCTGGCTGTTCTCTGCCCACCAGAATACAGCATAAACGGGCTTCGAACCATAACCGCAAAATCGGTCTCCGAGCTTCCTTGGATCATTAAGTCCAGCCGTAATTTCCTTGGAATAAACTCATCCCCAGCCGTAATTGCTTCTGCCACAAAGGATTGCTTCGACTTAATTCCAACTGGAAACGATCAAGACGATTATATCCTTGGCGCAAACATAGTCTCCTTATAGGGCAATGCCCAAGAATGGCTCAAAATCGCTTTTAAATGGCCTTTAAAGGGGCTTTTAACTTATCTATGGGCAGTTTACCCAAAATTGACATTTGCTATATGTGTAACCATGAGCGGAAGAATCGATACCACTATTTTCGGGACGGATCTTTCGGAGATGATCTCGGATCTTTATTCCTCGGTAACAGGGCTTGCCACGAACTCAGTATCGGCATCGGTCACGGATCTTGGTTTTGATAGCGAACTTCAGGTAGGTGGGGATGTTGTAACGATCACCCAGACCATCATCGTTCCTGCCAGCGTCATTTCGGCTCCTCCAGTTGTGGGTGCGCTATGCACGATTGACGGGGTGGAAAGAATGGTGGCCAGATATTCACTTTCGGCAGACGGAGTTTCATATAATATTGATGTTGCAGACATTACAACCGGATGACCACATCAGTAGAAAATGAGGTAGAATCGCAAATACTTAATGCCATAACAACGGCTGGTGTTACTGGTGTAAATTTCTATGCAGGAGAAAGAAATGCACAAAAAATACTTCCGTATGTATATGCGGATGTAGAAATAAATTCTGAAGAAATAGAGCCATTTACCGGAATATTTTCATGCTCTGCGACAATAAGATATGCTGTCCGTGCCGACACAATAACAGATCAGGATTTTGATAATAAATTCCAACAGGTTCTTCAAGCATTTTATACACAGCCAAACATTGCAGAGCAAATGACAAACCAATCAACATCAGTTACATTTTATAGTGTAAACATATTAAAGGTTGAGCCGATAATTTCCGGAGCAACTAGGACTTGGGCTAGGGATATATCAATGGAATTAAAGGTTACATCAAAAGAGACATGAGCTTTCCTCAATCAGTTGAATATCAATTTGAACAAGCTGTATCTGAAATTTTTTCAGAAATAGATAATCTTAATGTATATACAACAAATAGAACTGGACAAAGGTTACTGCCATATATACTTGTTTCATCAAAAATATCAAGACAGCTAATAAATCAATATAGTGGTGTATATGAAATTGAGGCAACATTGAATTATTCCGACTCGTGCGCAAAAGTTTCCGATACACAATTTGACGAAAAATACCTAGAGGTATTTTCATCGCTGTATTCTCCAGAAGACACTCTTACAGCAAAAATTGGGAAAAATACCACAGATCTAAAAATATATATGGCAAGAATTTCAGAACAGATTCCAACCATAATTCAGAATAAAAGAGCTTGGCTAAGGGGTCTTAAAATAACTGCTATTGTTACCCCAGATGAATTTTCAGATGGTTATAGAAGTTATATATTTAGTGATTTTTTAAACTCATTTTATTTGTCCACTATTTGACATAAAGGACTAGCTATATGGCACTCACAATTCGTGACGGAAATCAATCTCTTACCACTCTTTCAACCATCCTAGTTGGCAATGCCCATATCCCAGCGCATTCGGTTGTATCCCTCGGATCGCAGGCCATAACGGATATAGCGACAGCCGTATCTGGCGTGGAGCTTGGCCCGAATACCATTTCTGCACTAGAAAACATTTCTGTAACTTTTGGATCTGGAACAAGCATAACCATTGGTAATGTAGTTTCTGTAACTGGCGGACTTACCAATACCGAGCTTCGTGCTTCTGCCGTTACAATCGGTGGATCTGTTTCGGTATCGAATTTTCCAGTTACGCAGGCCGTAACCTTCGGTCAGGCAAGTGTTACATTTACACAAGCACCAGTAACATTTGGACAGGCGGTGGTTTCGGCCTCAAACATCGGAGCTTTAAATTCATCAGTGGCAACCGATGGAATTTCCGATACGACACTAAACTTTATTAAAATTGGAGGACATCAGAGCGGATCAAACCAGACGGCGCATATAGTTCATGTTTCTTCCGGAGGATCAATGAGTGTCGATGCCTCAGGATCTTCAGTAACCTTTACTCAGGCATCGGTAACTTTCAATTCAATTACTGGCTATGTTTCGATTCAGAATTATCCGGCTACGCAGGCAGTGACATTTGGAACCGCAGTAATCACTGGGTCAACCAGCATTATTGGAACTCCATCTATTACATTTACAACTGCAACCATTACTGGATCTGTATCAATCCTTAATTTTCCGGCTACGCAATCTGTAACTTTTACTCAAATTGCTACGCATGGTGTAACAATTGGCGCAGGAACAGCGCAGATTGGAAGCGTTACGGCAAGTATTTCAGGAACCCCGTCAGTAACATTTACTCAGGCATCGGTAACTTTTGGTGATAATTTCATAAATCAAGTAGGGACGGATGTAGGCATCGTAGCTGACGCAGTAGCCGTGGGATGGAATGAAAATGATGTAAACTTCCACATTATAGGAAACACAAATCCTCTTCCAGTTCAGATTGTTCAATCTTCTTATGCCACATCTATTACAGCCAATAACCCATCCGGTGCGCTAACCACCCGCTTCGGATCTGTCGTAACCGCAAATCTGGCAACCTTAACATCTGCCGTCACAAATGCCTCACGCAAGTTTCTCCTTGTGCAAAACATCGCCTCAACTTCCGTGACCATCGGGATCGGGTTTTCCCCGACCACCACCCAAGGAATCCAGCTTGCCGTTGGGGCAGGGCTGACCTTCGATGCGTTCTGTCCGACTGGGGCGGTTTACTGGCTTTCTAGCGTGACAGGCTCGAACTGGTCGGTGTTGGAGGGCTAGGCGATGGGCTTCATCTCCGCACCTGTCGATCTGTCCAGCCCAGCCGCCATCGGCTCCACCACGCCGAACACGGGGGCGTTCACCACGCTTTCTGCCAACAACGGCACGCTGACGGCAAACTCTCCTGCGGCCACTTTTACCCAGACTTGGAATAATGCGGCGGTTGATTTTAGGGCACTTCAACTAAACATCACATCAACGGCAAGAGGAGGTGGTTCGGCGCTTATAGATGCAAGAGTTGGTGGGTCTGCGGCTTTTCAAGCTGGCCCAAACGGAAATATTTTCTTTAGTGGTGGCACTATTTTTACCTCGACTATGTTAAGTGTTGGAATAGGGCCAGTAGATGTTAGTGGATCTGGTTCGTTGGGAAGATTTTGGATTAGCTCAACAGGCGTGGTTGGAAGAACAGCTTTAGGTATTCACACATCTAACGGAGGGGGAGCCTTTGAAGTAGCCGCCTATTCCGGTGGGGCAAACATCTGGGAACAACGCAACTCCACCAACGCCCAAACCTTCCGACTCTATAACACCTACACGGACGCATCTAACTACGAGCGGGGGTTCTTCAGGTGGAGTTCCAATATCTTGGAACTGGGGGCAGAAGCGGCTGGAACTGGGACGCAAAGGCAACTGCGATTCCCGCTTGGAACCGTTACGGCATCCACGCCTCTGTCGATTACGCAGACTTGGAATAGTTCTGGGGTAACATTTACAGGGATTCAGGCCAACATAACCGACACGG